GAACGGCTGTACGACGGTGTGCATGATCGGGGACGGATCTATGTGAATGGCGTGCATTCGGTGAGTGCTGATATCGCGGTTGCTGGCATCAATGTCACGCCCACAGCAGCCGGTATGTCATTGGGAGGCATTTTCAACGGCGGAATTCATTGGGGTGGCCTGCTCGACGATGTCGCCATCTATCCGATCGCGCTGACCCCGGCGCAGATCGCCGCGCATTTTGAAGCCAGACTCTTCTCGGACGCAAATCTGCCGACTGTACCGTGGGCCATTGTCGGTGGTATGGCCCCGTGGAGCAACGATATGGACGCTTATAACGTCTGGTCCCCTATTACCCCGCATGACAGCAACGACATCGCCGATGGTGTGACGGATGCCATCCTTGTTGGTGGGGCCGGCGATGTGGCGGCGGTAATGCAAAACAAACAGGTCGTTGTGCTGAAAGGGTTGCCGGCGGGTGCATGGGTACCGGTTGCGGCTCGGCGTGTGAACAGCACCGGTACGACCGCAACCAATTTGGTTGCGCTCTATCAGGTCTAAGCAGGTGCCTCGCACTGCGCTCGATCTGATTTCGGCGAGTCTCAAGCGACTGAACGTCATCAGCGGCATCGAGACACCGAGTGCCGATCTGGCCAAAGATGCGCTCGAACGTCTCAATGACCTACTCGCGACTTGGACTACTGAATCGCTGACACTCTACGCCGTGCAGACCATTGGGGTCGAAACATTGCTGAGTATGTTGCCGCCCGGAGGCGCACGCTGGTACACGCTCGGCCCCGCGCCCAGCGACATCGTCGTGGAGTCACGGCCGCCTTGGATTGAGTCGATCTCCTTCCTAGTCGAGTCCGCTGTGCCGCTCATTGAATCTCAGCTCACCCCGTTTTCGCAACAGGCGTGGGAAGCCGAGTCGGTAAAACTCCTCTCCGCGAGCCAGCCGACGCATTACTATTACAGTCCGCAGTGGCCGCAAGGGCGGTTGTTTCTTTGGCCACAGGTCACCATCAGTCAGTTTCATCTGTGGATTTATGTGCCGGTGCCGCTCACGCAGGTACCGCTCCTGACCACCCCGATCGATCTGCCGCAAGGCTATTTCCGCGCGCTGCGTGACAACCTCGCGATCGAGTTGGCCCCCGAGCTGGGCCGTGCCGTGGAGCCGTCGCTGCAGTACGCAGCGGCCGATGCGCTCGCTCAGCTCAAACGTGTCAATTTCAGACCGCGCACGCTGCAGATGCCGCCCGACCTAGCGTCTGGTTCGTGCGGTGGGGCCGCGTTTGATTGGCGGACCGGCGAGTAGGTCAATGCCGTTTCCGTTCATAGGCCCAACGTACCAAACCCAATCGACCAGCGTGGGGGTAGAGCGGCTTGTCAATTTGATGACCGAAGTCACCGAGTCGCCCGGCGAAGCGCAGCGCATCACCTACTACGGCACGCCGGGCATTAAGACACTCACCACCTTGGCCGATTCGCCGGGACGGGGCTTGTTCTTTCAGGATGGGCGCTGTTTTGCCGTGACCGGCGGCACGCTCTATGAACTGACGATTGCCTCGGATGCCAGCAGCGTCACCGTCACCACGCGGGGCACGGTGGCAAATGACGGGCAACCAGTGACGATGTGCAGCAGCGGGATCAACGGGCATCAACTGTTTATCGTCAGTGGCGGCAGCGGCTACATCCTCGACTTGAACACGCACGTCCTGACCACGCTCACCACCAACTTCCCGCCCAACGCGCTGATGGGCGCATACCTCGATGGCTACTTCATCGCGCTGTGGGAGGACCACTTCCAGATCTCCGCGCTGATGGATGGCCTGTCGTGGAATGCGACCGATACGGCCCGACCGTCGATTACCTCCGACCGACTGAACTCGATTGTCGTCAATCATCGCGAGCTGTGGATCTTCGGCGAGCTGAGCACCGAAGTGTGGTACGACGCCGGCACGTCGCCATTCCCGTTTGCGCCGGTGCCGGGGGTGCTGATTGAAATGGGCTGCCGGGCGCCGTGGTCGGTGACGCGGTTCGACAACGGGCTGGCGTGGCTGGGCCGAAACAGCGCGGGCGGGCGCATCATCGTCTTCGCGCAGCAGTACCAGCCGCAACGTCTCTCGACGCATGCCGTGGAAGCGGCGTTGCACAGTTACGATCAGGTGGATGATTTCCGGGGCTATGCCTACCGCGAGCAGGGACACACCTTCTATGTGCTGAACTCCGCGCACAACAACGCGACGTGGGCGTACGACGCCGCCGTGCCGAAGCCGTACGGCTGGGCCGAACGTGGCTTCTGGAACAGCACGCTGGGGCAGTACGAAGCGCAGAAACAGATCGAGCACGCCTACGTCGCGCGTGGGCTGCATGTGATGTTGGCGTATGACAGCGGCAAGGTCTATCAGCAGCGGCTGGGGATCTATACCGATGATGGCGTGCCGATTCGGGCGATGCGCCGCTGTCCGCATGTGCAGCCGGACAACCGCCGGGTGTTCTACTCGCGCTTCGAGCTGGGGATCGAGCCGGGCGTGGGGCTGGCCCAAGGGCAGGGTGCCGATCCGCAGTTGATGCTGCGGTGGAGCGATGACGGCGGCTATACGTGGTCGGCCGAGCAGTGGGTGACGGCGGGCCGGATGGGCACCTACGACACACGGGCACGATGGCTCAGACTGGGCTCGTCGCGTAACCGCGTGTTTGAAGTGACGCAGAGCGACAACGTGAAGCGGGCGTGGATCTGGGCATCGGTGCAGGCGCAGCCGGAGGCGGCCTGATGCCGCTCAGACTGCGGCACAAGTTCGTGCCAACGCCGAACGCCGCGCCCGGTGCCACACCGGTCTTTCTGCCGCAGGGTGCGGCGCTGGTCGATCAGCGCGGGTTTGTGACTCGGGCGTGGTGGCCGTGGTTCCAGCAGATTGTCGATGCGATTGTCGATCTGATGCAGAACAGCGGCGGCGGCACACCGGACGCGCATCACGAGACGCACGAGCCGGGCGGCAACGATCAGTTCGACAGTCTCGACGTCTCCGGCGAGGTCAAGGCAACCACGTTGAAGTCTGATCGGTCGAGTGTGCCGGCTGTCTTTCTCAACGATCAGTCACAGCCAGCGAATCTCCGGCTGATGCAGATTGCCAATGCCACGCAGAATCTGTACGTCTGGGCATTGAACGATGCGGGCACGACGGTGAGCACGCCGCTGCAACTGTCGCGGACGGGCAATGCCATCATCGGCAACAACCTGACGGTGAATGGCACGGGTGGCAACGTCGCGCTCAGGAATGCGGCGAATACGTTTACGCAGCATCAGCGTATGGAAGGTAGTGGCCCGACGCTCAAGTTGTATGACACCGCGCAGCCGACCGATGCCCGCCTGTTTCGGCTCTACAACGTCAATCAGGAGTTGGCGTTTGATGCGGTAAGCGATAACGAGGCGGTGCAGCAGTCCTACCCGCTGCGGCTAACGCGGGGTGGCGATGCGCGCGTGTTTCGAGACGTGTACGAGAAGAACCGCCCGGTGCCGATGGGGCACTGGACGGATGTGGCGTTTGCGGCCGGCAACTTCGGCATCGATAGTGGGACGTGGAATGTGACGGCGGGTCATGTGCTGGTCAATCATCTGAGTGTTGTTGGGAAGACGCTGACATGGGTGTTAGTGATGACGGCAGCCACAATGTCGGCCGCTACCTCCGCGTTGCATTTCATCATTCCGACGCCGTTTCTCGCTGCCAAGCTCTATGACGGTTCCATGCCGGTGTATGTCACCGATGGCGGTGGTAGCAGTCTCGGCCGTGCCTATGTGGCGAGTACCGGCGAGGTCCATGTGGTCAAGGTGCCGGGGGGGTCGTTCACGACTGATGCGAGTGTGCAGTTCACGCTGACCTTTGAGGTGCAGTAATGGCGGAAACGACCGTCAGGCAGATGGCGTTGACGCGGGACACTGGGCCGGGTGGCTTCATGGAGAGAGTCACTGCCGTGATGGCCTTTGCCTGCAACAGCATTCTGACCGAGCCGGGCGGGACACCGTATCACCAAGGGCGGGCATTTTACGCGCAGAAAGTGGTGGCGAATCCGCAGCAGGCAGCCACACAAGCGGGGCCGCAAGTGGTGATGGGCGTAAATGTCGTCCAAACTACCCAATATTCAGAGGAGACAAAAACATCAACGTGTACGATTGCAGACATTGATCTTGAAGCACAGATACTCGTCCTCTGGAATGCGCTGGCGGGGCTCGACACTCCTTCGTAGAGGAACCATACATGGCGATTGGCAGCGTCAGTCCGGTTGGCGTGCAACAGTTCTTTGATAACAACGGTGACCCGTTGGCCGGCGGCAAACTGTTGTTCTACGAAGCCGGCACGAGTACACCAACCCCCGCCTATGCCGATTTCAACCTGACCACGCCGCTCGCTAATCCCGTGATCCTCGATGCCGGTGGTCGCGCGCCGCAACTGTTTTTGGCCGCCTTGACCTACAAGCAAGTCCTGCAGGATGCGAACAACGTGACGCTCTGGACGGCGGACAACATCGTCACGCCAACGGCGCTGCGGAGCACGAATGTTCAGACCTCGGTGACTGGTGACATTCACAATCTGCCGGTGCCGGCCGGGGTGATTTCGTTCATCGAATTATCTGGAGCCGAGGAGAAACGCATCACGGGATTTGCTGGTGGGACGCCGGGACAGATTCTGATCGTGCGAAACCACGCGGGCGGGATCGCGTATCTGTACCACAATTCCCCCTCGGCGGCGCCGGGAAATGTGATCTGGAACTTTGTCCAGTCGGGATCAACACCGTTGGTGGCGACCGCGAATTTACTCGGGGGCGTGGCCGTCTATGTCTACCGGTCGCCCGGTTGGCTGCTGGTGTCGCATGAACAGGGTCCGTGGATTCGACAGCCGTTTGCCAATCTCACCTTCCGAGGGACGGATAATGCCGGCGCCACACTCGGCAGTTGGACGGTAAGCGAAGCGAACGTGCAGCAGATGGATATCCGGCAGATGGGCGCCAGTCTGCTGGTCACGGTGGCGATCACGGAGACGACGGTGGCCGGCAATCCGGTGTATCTGGAGATTGCGGGTTGGCCGTATACCTTCAGGACCAGTGTGTATTATCTGCCGGGTGTCGGTAATCCCGGTGGGGCGACGGAAACCATCGCCGTACAGCACCTAGCCAACACCAGCAAGATTACGTTTGTGCGAGGGAATCTCGCGCCGTGGCCGAATCAGACCGGGACACTGGGGATCTGGGCGCAGTTTGTGTTGGACGTGGTATGACGAGCCGCGTGCTGCCGCGTGAGGAGTGGGACCGGTTAGCTGGGACCGAGTTGGCGGCGGTGTTGGCGGCGGCGCAGCACGCGAATGCCGAGATGATCGTGTTGATTGTGGAAGACGGCGAGCAGGTCGTCGGGTGTTGGGCACTCTTGCAGTGCTGGCACGCAGAGGGCCTTTGGGTCGCGCCTGCGCATCGGGGCAAAGCGGCCGTGGCGCGGCGACTCTTGCGGCTCGCGGCGAGTGTCGCCGAGCAGATCGGCTTCCGCTCGGTGTGCACGGCGGCGCTCACGCCCGACGTGACGAAGATGTTGGATGCGGTCGCGACGCGCTTAGAGGGGCAGCATTACGTGCTGCGGTTGACGGATCGGGTTCCCAAGGAGGAGTTATGCCGGCCGCTGTCGCCATTCCATTAATTTCTGCGGGCGTGAGTGCCGGCACAGGTCTCGTCGGCGCCAAGATGCAGTCGGGGGCCGCGAAGAAGGCGGCCGAGACGCAGACGAAGTCGGCCGGCGAGGCGATGCGGCTGCAGAGCGATCTCGCGCGGCAAGCGATGGGATTGCAAGGCTCGATGTGGCAGGGCGTGCGGGATCTGTACAACCCGTACACCGCCAGCGGCCCGGCGACGCTCTCCGCGCTCCACAGTTACTTGGGGATTCCCGGCGCCGAGCAGGCGCAGACGATGGTGCCCTACGGCGCCTATGGGCCGCCGATGCGCCAACCGTTTCTCGGGCAGCCGGGGTGATTCCCTCCCCGGCCGCGCGCAGCCGATCCTGGTCCGCGAAGAACGCGCGCAGCTCGTCCGCCAGGTCCGCGTGCCGGGCGAGAACCT